CATCGCTCCACCAACAGTACCCGTATTGGGGATTGTGGCAGGGGTCGTCCTCCGTACAGCCACAGACGCGGCACACACCCGGGATCCGCTTGGCGAAGTGAAGGCGCCACCAGCGGCGGAACGGGCCGATAGCATGACGCTTCTTTCTATTCTTCATAGCCGCCGCGTTCATAGATCAATGGAACTTTGCCGACCAACTTCTGACCGTCGTAGAACTTCTGGAGGAGATGGTAAATACTTCCTTCGAGGCTGAGTTTATATTCTTCGCCAATCTTTTCAAAGATGCAGAAAGAGGACACTTCAAAGGCATCGTGAATACCATACAGCGCCAGGCTGATGCTGATCAGGGAATTCGTGCTGATATTGAACCTGTCCAATAGGATGTACAATCCGTTTGAACGCTGCATGACCATAATCTTCGTGTTCGGCTTGAAAGCGGGCTGCACGCAGTCCATGACGGCCTGCAGGTTGATCTTCTGGTATTTCTCGTTTTCGCTCATTGCGGTTAAGATTGAATGATTGTCAATTGGGTTTTGTTAAAAAAGGGAGGACGTCTCAGGTCTTTCTGGCGTTCCACGGGCCGAATCTGGACAAAAGATCCCGTAGAGTTGTCGCGGATCCCAAGTCTTGCGAGCTTAGGCGTCCCCCCTTGGTGCCCCGTCTGCCTGGGGCGTTTGGTTTTGGCGAACCTGGTAGTTATCTTCTGGCTCCGAACTCCGTGCGCAGCGGGACGGGCTTCAGGCGGTCGGTGATGTCGAAGAGCCGGACGATGCGCATCCTGGGTGATTTGCAGACCTTCCTGAAGCGTTCCTCGGCGGCATCCAGGGAGTCATACTCTTTCTTGTAGTGGCGCTCGACGGAGACCCAGACGACGCGGTACTTCATTTTGTCCATGGTCTCGATGCGTTACGGGAACAGCTGCTGCCGGGTGTAGGAGGTGCCCAGGGTGGCGTTTACCGCCTGAAGAACCTGGTGCTGCATGGGGAAAGTACCAGGGCGGGACTTGCCGTTAATCCACTTCCAGAAGGCAGTGGTGGAGACACGTGTCGCAGCAATCACCGCGGCACGCACCTCCTCCTGCTGCCGGGAGTCGAGATCGGCCCAAATCTGGAGAAATGCTTTCGATTCTTTCATCTTTTTTGCGTTTTCGGCATTAACTTGGTTAAAACTACAGCAAAGATATAAAGAAACTTTCTAAAATGGAAAGAAATTCTTTCCAAAATGGAAATTAAATTTCTTGAAATTCCCTAACCCGCTGATAATCAATCACTAATTTTATATGTTATGAAACAGCACACAGAGTTCTACAACCGCGTATTGAACAATTTGCGTAAATTGATGAATGACAAAGGCATTACCCAGGCGGCAATGGGCGATGCAATCGGCGCCAGCGAAAGCAGCATGTCGAAGATCTTCACGGGTCAGGCATCCCTAACAATCGACCATCTTGCCAATTTGGCAAGTCATCTTTCGATTCCAGTGACCGATATCCTTTTCTATGGCGACGAGAAGAAGGCCGAAGAACCGGTCGAAGCCATCCTTCAGATCAAACTCAAGAAAGACAAAAAAGACCAGGTCCTCAGGCTGGTCTTCGGGGACAATAATATCGAAATACTCAACAAATGACTGAACAGAGAATCAAGGACCGATTGATGGAGTTTATTCATCACGAAGGATTAACACTCCGTACATTTGCCGCGCGATGTTCCGTCCGGAGTTCTTTTTTATCTGGCATCGAGAACTATATCCGTGCTGATATTCTTACCTCGATAAGTTACTATTTCCCGAACCTGAATATTGTATGGCTCCTGACTGGTAATGGAGACATGATAAGGGAAAAGCTGGTAGAACAGGATTCTTATTTAGCGAAGCCGTCGGAGACGAATAGGGCATCGGATGTGATCCGTGATTTGATAGATGTGAACCTGTCTCTTTCGTTTGCTTTTAACAGCATTCTGAACTCATACTGTATTTTTCGAGCGCAAGCACTTGGGAATCCGACGGTCGTTAACGACATCGATTCGAAACGGATAGAAAAGAATAAAGCACCATGAAGCCGCCGTAACTTATTGTAAAATAACCAAGTACTTAAAACGTCATCCCGACTATCGCGGGACGTTTTCGCGACAAAAATGGCCGAAAACCGGCATTTTTTAAAAATAAACACATTGATAACCAAATACTTGCGGGTCAGAAGTGGGCGAAATTAAATCGGATCATCCCGACATAAATCCCGCAAGTTGTTAAAAATTAAACACTTGCGGGATTTTTTATTAAAAAACGCGACAGATACGAGACAATCTTTTTCTCTGCACGAGGCCCTGCGGGAATTGTGCAAAGAAAAAAAAATTGTGCTTTTCAAACCAACCCCCTACATCGATTACGTGCCCCCGAAACTCACGGAAGGCAAGCTTTGGTACATTACCTATTATGCTAAACACCCTGCCACGGGGAAGCTGCGGCGCGTCCGCGTAAAAGTGAACCGGATCCAGGGAGTCCGGGAGCGGAGGAAGGCCGCAAAGGTCATGATGGCCGCCCTGGGGGAAAAACTCGCCCTCGGGTGGAACCCCTTTCTGACGGAGGCCGCACCACGTGCCGGCACCCCGCTTTTCGAAGCCATGGACACCTTCCTTTCCGTCAAGGAAAAGGAAATGGAACTTCAGTCCATCCGGACATATCGATCCTACGTCCGCATCTTCCGCACCTGGCTAGAAAAGGAGGGCTTGCATCGCTCGACGCCGGCCGCCGCGTTCACCAAAGAGATGGGGCGCGGGTTCCTGGACATGCTGGAAGAAAAGGATGACGTGTCCCCGAGGACATACAACAACTACCTGTCCTTCCTGATCACCCTCTGGGATTGGATGGCCGACAGGCGATTTGTGATCGATAATATCTACAGGGATTTCAGGCGGAAACCGCGCCGGCTCATGCAAAAGAAACGCCGTCTTCTGTCACCGGACGAGCTTGGGCGCTTGTTCGCCTTCCTGGAACGCGAGAACCCGCAGTTCCTGGCGGTGGTCGTGCTCTGCTACTGCTGTTTCATCCGGCCCAAGGAGATCGCCCTCCTCAAATGCGGAGACATCGACCTTCGCACTGGGCTGGTCCGGGTCCGGGCCGAAACGGCCAAAAACGATAACGAATCTTATCGGACCATCCCGGATGCGGCGCGGCCATACCTGGAACGGCTGGATATGTCCCGGCCGGAATGGTATCTTTTCGGAAAGAACGCCGGCAGGGGAGACGACTTCAGTCCAGGCCGCCAGCCGGTGGACAACAAGAAGTTTTCGGACTATTGGAAAATGGTCGTCCGTCCCGCCTGCCGTTTCGGTCAGGATATCCAGTTGTATAGCTTGAAAGATACCGGCATCACCAGCATGATCGAGAGCGGCGTAGCCATCAATCTTGTCCAGCAGCAGGCCGACCACTCCAGCGTGGCCATGACCGCCATCTATGTGGGTAAGACGAAGGCGGCCAAGACGGAATTGAAGGGTGTGGACATCCTGCCGGGAAACAGTCAGTGAAGGTTGGTGTTATCCACTCTCCTTCATAACGCAAACAAGTTTGTCGATGAGCCGCCCCGGCGACATCCCGGCGCTTTTCAGCGCGGCGGCCGTTTCGCGGGAAACGACAACCGACATGGTTACCCTCTTTTCTTCAAGGGACGCCGGCTTCCTGCCGGCGCCCTCCCTTTTCCCTCCGCTGGCCATTAGTCAGCCTCCTCGATGCTGTATGTCATGGTGTCGTCGCGGAAGCTGGTCTCGCCCTCAAGCAGAACCGGGTAAGGTTCGCGACCGCCGCGTTCGTAGATGCCGGGCCCCTTGAACCAGGAGATGTCCGGTTCTTCGTCCTCGTCGTCCCAATCCTCCATGATGGACTCTTTCAGATCGGCGATTGAATCCTCGTCCTCGTAGGACCATCCGCCGTTTTCGTAAGGCTTTCCGGTCATGGCAAGGTCCATCAGGGCTTTCTTGGCCTCGGCCTCGCTGGCGTAACCTTCGGACATCACCCATTTGATAGGGGTGGCGCCGTCGTATTCAAGGACACGCTGGTGGTTGTTGTAGTGCATTCGGGCATTGTAGGGGTTGCACTGGGCGACAATGCGCCACTCCGTCCTCACGTCGCTGATCTGGTAAAACGGGGCAGGCAGGCCGACCTGGCAGTAGGCGGTTCCCTCTTCATCCACCCAGACGGGCTGGCCGTAGTGGCTGTCCGGGTGTTCGGTGGTGGCGTGGACTCTCACTTCGACGCCGTTGACCATGTTTTTGAGTGTTGCAGTTTTCATAATGCCGAGTTTTTAAAATTCTATCAAAAATCACTTTGTTCAATGCCGATGGGGAGCACCAAGGTTTCCCCGTCACTCCCCTTTTTGGGGAGGCGGATTCCGCGAACCGAAACCCTTTTGCGGTCGGAGAACCACATGGAAGAGCCGACTTCGGTCTCTCCATCAACGCAGGCCAACGAAAGGCCATCCTCGAACTGGCAATCCCTATAATTGTAAGAGACGCCACCCTCGGGGATTTCGCCAAACCGGTACCCGGTCACGACGTCATCGAAATCGATTTCAATGCCCTGAAAGCCGTAATCAAAAGCGACGTCAAAGCACTTTGTGAAAAAGCAGGCGATCTCGCCGCTCTCACTATACTTCCGTCCCAAGCGGTAGGCTTTCTCGAACATTTCAGCAGTCGTTTTCATATAGGGTTCCTCATTGTTTCTGGTACAAAGTTACAAAAACAATTTGATATAATCAATAGTTTTATCAAAAAATGCAAAAAAGTTTACCGACCGATATAAAAAAAACCGGACACTTCGAAAGGCCGGCGAAAATGGTTATCTTTGCTCCCGGGGATTGAGGCTAACTGTGTATCAGCCGCAACCGACGGATAAAATTGGGCGAAGTGGTCATCCTATATGGGTGGCCACTTTTTCAGTATCGAAAGCAGCGGCTTCCGGAAGGTCCACAAGGCAAAGGCTGCGGCAATGAGCAAAAGCCACCAGAATGCGCCGATCCGGAAGCACTGCCAGGCGGACAGGGGTTTTTCAACCTTTACCACTTTATCGACGGGATAGGGGACGGGGATGCTGTCAATGACATGCAGCGTGTCGTGCTGGATCCGGATGCGCAGCTGGTTCACGATGACACTATCGATAACACGGACAGTGTCGCCCCTCATGTAGACGATCCGGAACCTGTCCCTCCAGAAGGAGTCCACCTGCACGTCGTGCAGCGTTCTATATTCCAAATGCGTTTTCTGAACAACCTTCGGCGAACAGGCGGAGAAGATGAAAAGGGCCAGAAAAACGGCCCTGGTTACTGGCCCTTTCATACGATCTCGATGTAGATTCTTTCGCCCCGGTCGTGGGCGGCCTTCATGCGCTTGTACAGTTCCGCGAAAGTGGACCGGCTTTCCGTAAGCTGTCCGGCCTTTGTGTTCTTCCCCACGAGGATGCAACCGTAAGAGTCCAGGGCAGTATTCCCGGGATGGATGAGGATCCTTTCAAATCCCGGAACGTTTACCAGTCGTGGCATCTTTCCGCCGGTCAGTTTCTTGTACCAGTCGATGGCGGCATACTTCGGGGACACCGTTTCCATGGCCACCCGGTAGGTGCCCTTCGGGATGGCCGTCTCCCCATAGACCTTACTCATCTTGATGGTACCGGGCGAATCCGTCTGCTTCAGCCCCCTGTCCCGGTCTTCCAGGGTGTTGCAGAAGTACGCACCATCGACATAAAGACGGCCGATGGTGTAGGTCTCCTTCGGCCACTTGCGGTCAACTTTAATCTTCATGGGCGACCTCCTCCTTCTCTTTTTCGAGCGCACGATCGATGTAGTTCCGGTTTTCAGTCCGGAGCTTGGTCATCTCGCTGCTGATGTACATGCCGACCCCGAAGACGGAGGCCGCGTAAACCAGGGCTTGTCCCAGGATCCAGAGCACAGAGTCATGCACCTCACCCCTTGGAGGGAGGAGGAACCCGGCGACGGTCAAGCCCCAGCCGATAAGGAAAGCCACCACCGCCGATACGATGGCGAACTTTGTCTTGATGTCTAGTTTCTCTTTTTCCATGGTATTTATTATTTAAAGACGGCGACTTTGTTGCCGAAATAGATGTTCCCCTGGTTGTCGAAGCCGTTGATCTCCGAACCATCATTCACATCAATCTCCCACTTGAAGCCGTCTTTGGAGAACATGATGGCGTTGCTGTGTCCCTCTGCCGCGAAATGGCCATGTGTCTGAAGCAGACCGACGATGGTGGTGTGCAGTTCGCACACGCAGTCATATTTCGCCTGGTCGTCAATTTCGCTCAACTTACCGACATAGATGCCGGCAGGAGTAATCGGGACCTTCACGGTTCTTCCGTCAATGGAAGCATATCGTTTTTCAGTCTGTACGGATGCCCCAGAAACCGTAAATGCTTCGTCGCTGACATACAGAAGTGTCGGATCTGCGTGGTCGGAGAACAGGTATGCTCCACACGCACGGTTGACACCCATGTATGAGCTGCACAGGCGGATGACTTCCGCCGCTCCAGAAGGAGAGATAGCGTCTCCGCCATTCTTCCTGTTCTGGACAAGGTGGTAGATGAAACCACCTTCAAACCAGTCCTCCGCGTAGCTTTCGCCCGTGGAAATGAGGAAGCCGGATTCAACGGCGTTGACTGCGTGGATATGTCGGCATACAGCGTCCCCACCATACGGGTCTCCAAGGTTCGCAAACAGCTTATAGGTGTTGGCTGTCACCTTTTTGACACGGAAGAAAATACCGGAATTGGTGGTAGTACCGTCAGCGGTGAACCCGGTGTTGCAGATGTAATCCCATTCGGAGTTGGCGCTGACATTCTCAAAATAGACCACCGGGTATTTCCCATCGTAATCCACGTTGTCAGCCAGGGTGACAAGGCAGTCACCGTCTGCATCGACGCTGAACCCTGTAACAAGGCTCTGTTCCTCGGACTCTATTACGAATGGCACGGAAGGCTCTTTCGCTTCAGGCGTGGGGACATTGAACCGCCTGCGGCACATTTTGAGGCTCCCACTGACATAGGCAGCGACATCCGTGATGGGTTTGAGGTCGATTTTGCTGCCGAACATATAATTGTAGTAGTCCGTGGCTGCAAAGTACACCTTGGCGTACCACGTCCTGCCTCCGTCATTCGTGGCGATGGCAATGGCCTCCGAGCCTTCGTAAAGGCTGTAATTGCCCCAGACACACCACTTCTCTCCCTTCGCCATATTCGAGTAGGCGAGACGATGCCAATAGGTTGCTCCTTCAATCGGCAAATCCAGGGGGAGTTTACCGTTTGGCACGACGAGGCCGCCATTGGAAAACTCGTCCACGAAGCCAGTCGTCCCGGCAATGCGTCCGTCGAATTGGTCGTAGTCATACTCCGCAAGCACGGGGAGATACTTGTGCTTGCTGTCTGCTAAATTCTTGTCATTGACCGGCAGCCATTTCTTGTCGGTGATAACCGAGCTTTCGTCAAAGAGGGCTGCATCGCTCGTCCGGATGTCCGTCCCGGTGTCAGTCGCCCGTTTCGGGAAGTTGTGGTAAATCCTGCTCTTTGTGAACACCACAATACGGGATTGGTTCAGGAGACTTCCAACCGAACCGCTTCTATTCCGATAACCGACATAAGGCAGCAGATAGGCAAATTGGATCGTCTCGTCTGTAACGTAGTTCCTGACATTATCTGCGCCGAACGGTATGGAATACTTGAATCCAAGGAAACCTCCGTGCCAGAAGGTGAGGGAGTTGTCCGTCCATTCCAGGAGGTCCTTGTTCAGGACATCCCGGTTGGTGCTTTCGGAAGGAAGCCGATAGATACTATAGCCTTCCTTGTCGTACAACTTGACAAGACCGGCATCCTCCGGCTCCGGTCGCCGGGTATAATACTCGATGATGAAAGGTACGGAACAGGCATATCCCGTAACGGTCTTTGTGGCGGAAACGACAGGGCGCGTGTCAACGCTTATCGGTTCAGTAAATTCAATTACGCAACCACCGCCCACAGGGGCACCGAAAAGAACTATTCTGCCGTAATTAAATCCACCCGCGCCGTCGGAGTCAAGATGTTCCTTGGTAAGGGGAACCATTCCGAGGTCATAAGATTTGGCGGCGGTGATGTTATTGAAATTGAACACCGGCATACAATCTTTTACATTTCCCGTGATGAGCTGTCCATTGTTATATGCCGATTCAAAGAATCGGACCTTTGCATATCGGTATCCTTTGGCAAATGCAGTGGCGGTGTTTCCCCAGAACGGGAGGGTTAGCCCCTCCTTGTATTTGTCGTAGGCAACGATGTTCACTTTTGTAAGAGCCTCTCCGTATCTATATACGCCATTGCTTTTCCTGGTGAACCGGACGCGCACTTTCTTGTATCCTTCAACATTCGCATAGTACGAGGATTTGCCCGCCGGAAGAACCGTGTAAGAACCGACGCGAGCGCCAGTTTCACATTTAAGATATGAAATGTTTGACGATGTTGCAAAGTCATCATTGCTTCCTTCAATGTAGATTCTGTCGTCTGCAGCTGCATCCACTTCCACTTCAATCTGCTTCTTCCCTTCAAAAACGAAGGACTTGGGAATGGAGATAAGGTAATCCTCCTTATACTCAACAACCGCATCCGATGGGGTGACGCTTATCGATATCCCCGTGGTATTCGTAATGTTGAAAGCCAGGCTGTCTAACTCGCGACAGTCAACATAAAGGCGATATGTGCCAGCATCCGTGACATTAACAACGCCGTTTACCAGTACCCCGTTTGTCAAAAAGGAGACGGCGTTGTTGTCTTTATCCTTGATGTTGATGCCCGATACGTTCTGTCCGCTGGTGATTCCGTCAACCGTGACGTCGACCATCACGGAGTCTGCTTTTGCGACTCCAACATTAAAAATAGCGCTGACATACGTACATTTCTTCGGGGATAGCCGTAACGTATTATCGCTTAACAGGAGATAAGCCGTAACGCCGTCAAGCGTTCCAGTAGCGCTGACTTTCAGCGCGGACATCCCAGCCACGTCAATATCCAATACATTGACAGTTGACGACGCTCTATCTACGGATAAGGTGCCACAATACAGCGGCGCAACCATGTTAAGCGCTTCCGGCTTATCAGGATTGGGGTTGGCCAGCCCCGATAGCATAATGCTGCCCGAAAGACCGGTTATAATTAACTTGGCGCTATTATATCTGGACACGTCTTTCCAACCCCCGAATGAATACTCAGAGAAAGAATCGACGCCCTTCAACTCGATGGAGTTGAGAGCACCCATCAGGTTTTCGTATCTTTCCTGCTTCAGATTGAGGCAGACGACACTGTTGGTTATCGTGCCGGATTTCGACAGTCTCAGGTTGGTAGCACCGTCAAAGTCCATGACAAAGGTGTAAACCCCGGCCGTGTCGAAGGTTATATTTCCGGTTTTGGAAACATTGTCCTTGTAGATTTTCGGAGCAACCGTATTTATGCCAGGAGTGCTTCCATCATAGCTAATCCATGCTCCGACGGAGAAGCTCTCGCCCTCGGCGACGATGATGGTGAGGATGGCGCTCCGGAATCCCTTTACGTTTCTCGGCGTGAAAACGTCGTTACCGATGATATAACTTGATGCGTTCTTGGTTATCATGGCTTATTGTATGTTGATTGTTTCGTTGGTTATATAACCGTTGGCGTCATAGGTAAGGGCGTACACTATGGTATTAGTCCCATAGGTTGCAGTGATGGTCGCATACTCAAAGACGTCATCGTCGAAATTGCTCAACGTCACCGTTCCTGCGGTGCCGTCCGCCCAAACGATGTCGTAACTGACAGGTATCTCATTGTCGTCATACTCAACGCTGCCGGCGATGGCCCAATTTCTTGAGCGAATCATCTTGTTCTTTTCTCCGTCGGCAAGTTCGTATAATCTTCCATTCACCGATGTTTTGGGAATGTACACAGAAGGATGGCTGGTGTCTGAAGTGTTGATGATGCACTCCTTGGCGTTTGCCGGAGCAACAATTCGCAAATCCAATGCACTTGCATTGGCATCGGCCACCGAGAGAATTCTCTCGTCCTCATCGATGAATGCCCACAGCCGTGGGGCGTTTTCTCCAACTCCATTCACAATTACAACGTCGCTCCCCTGAACAGGGAATCGCATGTAATTGAACCTCACAAGTGATGTTTCTTCTCCCATCTGATTCCCAACCCCCGTATTGGTCGGAATATATTTGCCAGGAATGATTTGGGAAATAATAACACCTCTGATTTCAGAGGTAAGCTCCTCGTTGATTGCACTCTGGTACTTCTGCCTGGTCTCGTCAAAGACGTCGTTGGCAACGGTCACGACATGATCAGGGGCAACGCTGTGCAGCGCGTTGCCGATGTTCCCTTTTGATATATTCAAAGCCATTTTTGCGTAATCGTATAAACGTTAACTTGCGGCGACGTTCACGGTCGTACCGGAATTGTAGATAACGGAGCTTTCATGCACCCTGTAAGTAACACCGCCGATGGTCTGCTGGGAAACCGCATTCATGGCAAATGGGGCGCCACCCATGGTAAAGGAGGACACGTCCGAAATGTCGGACGGAACCAGGATATAGAAGTGCTGGCCGTTGGCAGAGGCCGTTCCGGAGTAGGTCCTTGCCGCGGTAGTGGTGGCGGCGAGCTTGTGCGCGGCCACGGCCACGTCGGAATAACTCGCACCGAACCCGTAGTAGATGGGGTTCCTGGCATTGACGGTCACGGAGCCAAGCAGGGTAACGCCTTCGATGACGCCCTGGCAGGTAAAGGCTTTCGAGTTACCGGTAATGGTTGCTGTCGCCGTACCGCTCACGCTGGCGGAATTGGTGCTTGTCGCTATGGTGGTATCTCCATCCTTGATGGTCAGGGAGGAAGGCGTGACGGCGGACATTGAGCCGATCAGCGAGATATTCGTTTCCATACCTTTGTACACGACGGAAGGGGAGGCGGTAAGCGTCACCTTTGCCCCCAGCGCAAGAGCATCCACGGCTCCCTTTACGTTCGTGAGCCGGGTGTTGTACCCGGCGACAACATCATGGTCTTCGAGATACTGTGCATGGTCTCCCGTGGCCGTACCGTGATCGGATGCGGCGATTGTGTGGTCCTCACCGGCCACGCGGTGATCCTCGGCGGCCTGGTTTTCACGTGTTGTCTCAGCGAGGACACGGGCCGATTCGGCATCGGCGCGACCACTTTCCGCAAGGACGCGGGCGGTTTCGGCGGCAACACGGCCGCGTTCAGATTCCTCAATGGTCGCTTTCGCTTGGGAGGCGGCGAGGGCGGCGGCGTTCGCGGCTTTGACGGCAGCATCGTAGGCGGCGACGAATTCGGCTTCAGTTCCATCGAAAGTCCCGTGGGCTACACAAAGCTGATAGATGCTCATTCCCGCCTCGGCCGCTTTCGCCCAGGTGGTGTCATCCGTGCCTGGAGTCACATCGACATTAGCCTTCAAAGCGATATATCCGCAACCGTCGCCGCGGAAAAGCACGTAGGTCTTGGCCTTGTAACTCTGTCCAGCGGTCCAGGTCCCGCCGGACGTGATGCCCAGCGAAATCAGCCATTCGGCTTCAGTGCCATCGAATCCGTTCAGGACAGCGAGCTGGTAGGCGCTGTATCCATACTTCATCGCGGAGATTACAACGGAACTCTCCACCTCGTCGGACTCCGGAGGCCCGGCCCAGAGGTCAATGCCGGTCGAAGCAAGATATCCTCCGGCTCGGACGGAGTTCGGGAAGGCAGGATCGGCGTCCAAGGTGCTGACCACCTTCAGGAGGGGCCCCTCCCCAAGATATACACGGGAAAGAGCCACAAAGCAAATGAGCGACATCCCATCCTGAGAGAGCTGGCAGTCGCGGAAATTGTCGCCGTCACGGAGGCATGTCCAGACATTTTTCCTGTTCAGCGTAAAGTAATCAATCCGGACTTTGGACGGAACGGGTGCGGGAACAAGCTCATTCTGATCAGAACGAGTCTTGAATACCTCGACGATGGTTATGTCGGATCTTGAATTCTCTCTCATGTCTATTCGTGCTGATAGATTCTTCCGCCGCGTTCGTAGTCGAAGCGGAACTTGAAAGTAAGGTCACTCAGTTCATACTCCGTCAATTTCGGGGAGGATTCGGTAAGGATAATCGGAACGAGATCTGCGGAAGACGCGTATCGGTCCGCCGTGGTATAGATAAATTTCGCCGGCGAAAGGAGGAAGGCCCTCCATTTCTCGCGCTGCTCCGCATTCGCTATCGGACCGGATACTGCCTCATATTCGGTGACAGGATTCATGGCCAGTATCGACGAGTGGCCGTCATTGATGAATACTTTCGGGCTACTCGAAGGAAGGCTCCGGAATTCACCGAGGGTATGGATCGTGTCAAGGCCTCCAAGGCTGTTACGGAAGACGAAGCATTTAGCACGCAGCGGTGCCGTCTTCAAATTGAACTGGATCATTCCGATATTGGATATCGTAATCCTCCATCCGGTTATGTTGGACGGGTTGTTTACGAGTGTCTTGATGATATTCCATCCAGCATTGAAAGTCCAGATGTAACAGCCCGATGCCGGGGAAAAAGTACCTATCAGTGCGTTCGAGGTGGTACCGTTGCTCCTGTAAACGGTCACGGTTGCAGAAAATGTCTTCCCTCCGCTGCTGTTATCGCACAGGACGGAGACCGGTTCAGGAAAGTCTTTATAGGTAACTGAGATCTGTTCTCTCTGGCTAAGAAACCTCCCCTGGAGGATGTCGCTGTATTCCTCAGAATACGTGCCCTTCCTGAAAATGTATCCTTTCAGGACATTGAAAGATAGACTTTCTTGGAGACTGTCAATGTCAGTGCCCGGGTCGTAATTGAATCTGCTGATTGTTACCACACTCAACTCTGTTATTCCCAGACCCGTGGGAACTGCCAGAGGCAAGGATTCGAGGATTTCGGCAAGGTCCAGAGTGGACGCGGTGCCGACGATGGCATTCAACCTTGCATCGAGGTTCCCGACACTTACCCTAATGGAATCATTTTCACTTTCAAGCAGATACTCAATCTTCCCGGCATTGCCGGAAAGAATCACGCTCTGATTATTGTCAGATGTCTTCCTGATGTAGGCCATTGTCGTCGTTTTATGCAAAAATACTTCTATCCTTCCCGATGGAAAGGACAATCTACCTCGCCACGAATTCTCCGTTCACGGAGGTGATACCGGCCTTGGCCGAAAGGGTGACAGACAGTTTCCGTACAATCCACGCCTTATTGGCGAAAAGGACCGGTTTCCAGAACCTGAAGGCATTGATCTCATATGCCTTCAGATCCAGTTCCGCGGAAATCGTCTGGCGGTCCTTCGCAAGCCAGGCCATGAACGCGGAATGGTAGGCTCCTAGGGCCTGGGGGCGGAGGGAGGGTGCATCGTATTCGTACCACCTATCGGCGACATCGCCATAAGCCGGACCATCGATGAGCTGGTGATCAACCATTTTCCCGATGATGATTTCCGTCGGTCGCTGCGTACCAGGAGTGATGACATCGATCACGGGCGCAATGGCGAAGGTCACTCCATTATCTGCATAACCGGAATCCACCTTCGTCGGAGCGCATTTCACCAGTCGGAGCTTTGTACTGTTGTCAAACTTGTCGTCTCCGGCAACGGATTCGATAGGCGTGGCTCTCCGGCTCAGGATATCGAAAAGGAAATCCGCGTTCGGATTGTTGGAACTTATCTTGCAGGAAAAAACATAGTCCATCGACGTGATTAGTACTTTCTGGTACTCTGTGGAAATCGGAGCGGCGGAGGAACGGCCAAAGATGCTTTCGATTGATACATCTTCCGGTATGTAGTCGGCAGGGTCCGTCGTATCCGTTTCCGAATCATCCCCGTCGTAACCGAATCTGTATCCCTGCGCCTTTTCCAGGCCAGACTCAAACTCGTCGGACACCTTCGAGGACCAGTCTTCCGGTGTTCCGCTCAGCAAGGTGTCGATGCCCTTCATCACGTAGTTCCGTCCATCCTGGAAGATGAAAAGGCAGTAGATCTTGGCGAGGTTCCGGACCAGGTCCAGGACGCTAGCGTCCGGAAGCGTGTTCGTGTTGACGTCAGCCTGGCCGATTTCCTCGCGGTAGGTACCAAGGATGTAGATGCCGGCGAATTCGCCCCCATAGACGAATCTCGGAATACCGCTCAGGAGCACATCAACGGGAAGGGCAGGAAGTCTATCCCGTTCGCTCGTCGAATAGAGTGCCCCCACGTTGTAGTATTTAACGTTGGCAGCAACCCGTCCACTGATAGACGTGTCAAATACAGAATAACCGGTAGCGTTCGACTTGATGATCACCGGAAACTTCCTTCCCTGGGCATCCGAAACGGACGGAAGTTCGTAGAGCTTCTTTCCCCACTCTTCGTCCATGCTCCGCGATGTGAAAGTGTATTCGAGATCACCGTCTTCGGTGATCCCGTCAAACTGGAGCTTCCCTTCGGCCAGCAGGAATCCGTCCACCTGCAGCAGCACATCCAGTTCAAGGACTTCCGGTGCCTGTTTCTGGGCGGCGACATACCTCAGTCGGACGATATTCGTCCCGGTAGGTGGCAGCAGCACGGATGTCGAAAAGGCCACGGGGACGGAATCCGCCGAGAAGATCGGGTTCTCGATCTCAATCTCAGTCTCCCAGTCCTCGTTCAGGTCCAGGAAAACGCCGTCGGTAGTAAGTATCTTGAACATGGCTTGTTATTGGAGTTTACCGGATTCGCGGTATTGGTTATACTTCTTGACCTGCTGGTTCATGCCGTTTTTCCCCACGATGGGAAGGTATGCCGGGATGGGGTTCTTTCGGATCTCCATCAGCAGGGATTGGATTTCCGCAAGTTGGCCGGTGATCCCGGACATGTCCACGGCCGCCATGGGCGCGGCCGCTACGGCTCCTGCCCGGCCTCCGGAGGCACGGCCTTCCGGATAGATGGCCCCGAAGTCCAGGTTCCGGAGCGTGCCCATCCTTCGGGCGCTCTCGATGGTGGCGATGATGGGCGCCAGGGACGGGTTCTTCATCCCGGCCGCCGGAATGACGTATTCGCCGCCTTCCTCTCCCACGAGGACGGTTGGACGGTCGATGCGGCCGCGCTTGCCAGGATCCAGCTTTGCCCGGAAGGGTTTCCCGTCCTGGGCCCGCTGAACCTGGATTTCGCCGCCTTCGGCAAGTCCCTTGGCTTGGATCAGCTTGATCTGGGCGGCTCCGACGGCGGCCGCGACAGCCGCTGCGGCGATGCCGACAGGCGTGGCTCCGAATTTCGCGTATGTCTTGGCAACGCTGAGCGCTGTGTCGATGTAGGCTTGAATGAGCGCCAGTTCCTTTTCCCTTTTTGCCTGTTTTGTCTGCAATTCCTCCTCACGGGCGGCTTTGTCGGCCTCCATCTGTTCGACTTCGGCATCATACTGCGCCTGCGTCATGAGCCCGGCGGCGAAGGACTTTTCAAGGTTGGACTTTTTCTTATCGTTCTGCTCATTCCAATCATCAAAAGCCTTCTTTTCCTTGGCATTGAGGATTGCGATGGCGTTGGTGGCAATCTTCATCCCTTCTTGCGAAGCGCCGCCCAATCCGGAGAGTATCGTTACAAGGTCCTTTGCTCCAAGGGTGCCTTCCTCGATGTTCTGGAAAAGAAGGTCCCAGTCGGATTGAGAGACGCCCAGGAAGGATCCGTCACCGGTACCGACGAGGAACATATCCTTGAGAGTCCGCCCCAGGTCTTTCTTTTCCAACCCGTCCAGCTGCGCCTGCGCCTCCTTCAGTTGTTTCAGGGTCTCAAGGAGTTGCAGTTGGTATTTATTGAGTTCTTCATTGGATAATTTCAGGCCGTCCAGGTTCCCGTTCACAGTCTTGCTGGAGACAATTCGCTGTAAGAAATTGGCCTGCGCTTGCAAATAAGCAGCATTGACGGCGGCCGTATCCTTTGCGTTTTGCCGAGTCTCATCAGCTTTCACACGAGGTTTAGTCGACGCGGAATTCAGATCGAATGCGTATCGTTCCTGAATGATGGCCAGGTTGATCTTGTGTTGCGCTTCAAGGTCTTTGCGTTCGGCCTCCATCGCTTCGAGGCGGATCCTCCTGAGGTTATTCTGGTGCTGCCGCTCCAGCGTCTCGACTATCTGCTGATAGTTCTCGAGTTCGTAACTCCTCTTCTTGTATTTTTCCAATTCTTCCTTATACCGGAGGTTCTCCGCTTTCTCCTGTGCCTTCGCTTTTTCCTCGTGGTCTTCGATGACGGAGATATAGACATTGAGGTACGATTTTTCCAACTCTGCCAGCTCTTTTTTGGCGGCGGCCGCTTTCTTCGCGGCCTCTTCTTCCGCCTTGGCTGTCTCTTTTGCCTTTCGTTCAGCCTCTTTCTGTTCCTTGGCTAAGGCCTTCAAGGCGGCCTTCCGCTCCTTGTCGGACTGCTTACCTCCGGAGTCTTTCTTCCCGGAATCGACGGTCGGGTCGGTAACGGGTTCGTCATCCTCCATGTCCGCCGCTGACTGGAGCTGCTTATATGCATCTTTGTAAACGGACAGCTCCTTCTGGATCCGCTTCCTTTCTTTCTTGATTCGCCTGATATGACGCTTTTCCTGTGCTTTCTCCAGGTCATCATCCAACTTATCCAACTGCGCCTGCAGTTCCTTCTGTTTCTGATCCGCAGTATAAGCGCGCCCTTTTGCGGTTCCGTACCCGGCCGTGATGGTGTCGACGACCATCTCCACGTCCTTGTTATGCGCATTACCGGGAGTGATCCAAGAAACGATCTCTGTCAGGTAGTCCACGACTTTTTTCAGCACACCCGTACTCTTACGCATGCTCAAGATGAACCCCTCCCATGCACTCGATAGTTTTTTCAGAGAGCCGTCGAGCGTGTTCATGCGCTGTTCAGCGATATCTTTCAACACTCCGTCCGTATTGTCCAGTTCTCCACGCAGGGCGGCGGCGGAATCTGCGCCTTTCAGGAAGGAGTTGAAGGCGGCGACGGAGCGTTTGTCCGTCAGTTCCAGCGTGCCGGCAAGGTCGATTCCCTGCGCGTCCAGTTCGCGGAGCCCGTCGATGAGGTCATCGAAGGTCTTGACCGGACCGCCCAGGGCCTTGGCGAGATCCCCGTTGGCGTCGGCAAGCTTCAGGAAGATGTTGCGGGTGGCGGTCGCGGCACTGGATGCATCGAAGCCCGCATTGGCCAGCGTACCAAGGAGGGCGGTCGTATCTTTGATTCCGAATCCGAATGTATTGGCAACCGGTCCGACGGTGCTCATGGCGTCCTGGAAGAACGAGAAGGAAAGAGCGCTCTTGTTGGTGGCAATGGCCAGCGTTGCAAGGGTGTCTTCCGTGTCTTTGGTGGAGAGCCCGAACATGCGGAGCGTGGATCCGGCCAGAGCGGCAGCTTCCGGAAGGTCCGCACCTACGGCCGTTGCGAAATGCAGGACCGGCTCTTCCATCGCCATAATCTGGTTTTCATTGAATCCCAGCTTGGCCAGTTCGGTCTGCAATCCTGTAACCTGGGTGGCCGTGTATTCCGTCGTGCGGCCCAGTTGCTGGGCGGCAGCGGTCAGATCCTCAATCTCGGTGACGGACTTGCCAAGGATGGTGGAAAGGTTCGCATTGGCCTGTTCGAAATCCTTCATCTTTTCCACGGCGCCGCCCAGGACACGTGCGATTCCGGCCACGGCGGCCGCTGCGGCTACGGCGCCGCCCTTGATCTTGGAAAGGGCCTGCATGGCGCTGCCGGTACGTCCTGACTGCGCCTGCAACTCCCTCATCCGTTCACGGGTTTTGCGGAGTTCATCGTTCAGTTCCTTCCACTTGGGCGCTCCGGGTTGCATGTTCCGGAGGACGGCGGCCGTATTTCTGGCATGTGCTGAGAGCTCGGACATGGTCATGCCGGTAAGTTTCAGCCGACGCTCCCAGTCGGCGTAATTCTTTTTCGCGTTCTCGATCCCCTTACGATGCGCCTCGATTTCGGCATCCAACTGTTTGACCTGAGCGGACTCTTCGCCGTACTGCTTGATGGTGGCCTTCCGCTCTTTCTCCAGACGGGATAGCGCATTGGTGGTGTCGGTAATGGTCTGCTTGAGATCACTCATCCTCTTCCGGGTCTCGTCCCCGTTGATGATGAGATTCAGTCTCAGATCCTCTTCTTTGATTCGTGCCATTGGCTCTTTCCTTTATGGCACAAAAATAGCCGCTTTTCAGCGGCCGGAAAGGACTTGGTTATTCGGTTATCTCCTGGAGCCGGAACCCGTCAAGCGGATCCTCCATGATTTCGCGGATCTTTGGTATAAGGCTGTCGAACTGTTCCTGGATAAATGCCTTGACCTGAGTGACGGCAGACTTGGTGAGCTTATCTTGATAGACGGAATCGTCGGCCCGCAGAATCTCGCTGTCCAATAGAATCTTCATCCCAGATCTGAGGGTTACGTTCGTCCGCTCTACATAGATCTTATATTTACCTTGGTCGGGAAGAATAGTGACATAAAACTGGACAATGGCACGGATGTCCTTTTTCCCAGCTTTGGACTCCCAATCGGAAAACATGAACCAGGAAGTATGATGCTTCGTATCGTATTGGTAGATGACCGGCGCGTTGTACTCGGTAGCGGCAAACCGCCTGTAGTCATCAGCCCTGGATGCAAGGTCCTTCTTGGAAAATGCCGGGGCCTCGAACGTATAGGACGGCGAAAACCGCCAGTCGTACTGGCCGAATGCCGGAATGGCAGTCAGGACGGAAAGCAATAGGATGACCAGGCGTTTCATGCTTTCAAGAGTGCAAATACCGCGCCTTACTGTCCGAACCTTCTACGGATGGCATCGATTTCTGTACGGAGCGCTGCCTGTGTTGATTCGGTGAATTCGGTCATGAGCCTTTCCGCAATCCGGTTGTATGCGGCCATGACAGGCCTGTTATGGATCTGCCGGCGCACCCCCTTCTCGCGTCCTCCAAGGTGACGGATGTCCAGGAACCGCTCATAGACGGGATGCGTGAACACCAGTTCGCTGTCGAAGTCGCCGTCGCTCCCATACACCTGGAAGCGACGCCCGGCAAGGAGACGGCCGGTCTTTTCCTTCACCTTGGACTGGATCTGCGAAGTCTGGCGGGAAAGGAAGCGGTTACCCTCTTCCTGGAGAACCTTGCGGATGAACCGGGCACGGATGATATCGGGCATGTCAGGAAAGGGAAATCGCCACCGAATAACCGTTCCAGCTGCCGAACACCTTGACTTCCGGACGGACAACGAAGTCCGTCACGACAATTCCGCCGAGAAGCCCGCAGCTCTCCAGGTCCCGGAAGAACCGTTCAAGGATTTCTTCCGCGATCTCCTCCAGCCGGTCGTACTGGGCACATTCCAGCCGGTCCGTCTTTCCGGAATCGAGGTCCCTTTCCAGGACGAAGAAGACCGTCTCGATGTAGGAGACTTGCGGGATTTCCAGGTTCTGGAAACTCTGCCGCATCTCCGGACGCGCCACGAGCACCTGCGTTCCGGAACAGTCGGCCAGTCGCGGCGCGGCGTCTTCCTGGGACGTCACGTAGTTGAACCGGACTTCCGGCCGGGCAGTGAGCATGAAATCGCGGAGATAACCGTCAATGCTTCTGAGCTTTCCTAAGAGCCCTTTCATGGCGCTTGCTTTCTTTGTAGTTCGACCACATGTGCAGGATCACCGTCATCAGCGGTGCATCATCCACGGCGTCCATGTCGCCCATGGCTCCGTCCTTCGCAATCTGCACCAGCAGGTCGTTCCAGGTCGCGGCCGGGCCGCCCGTGTCGCCGTCACCGGCGAAGAGCAGTTTCATATCCACTTCCTCGCCGCCCAGGGTGATCGTCCCGGACTGCAGATAGCCGATGCAGGCCGAAAACCACATCATGATGAGGTTCTTCTGCCAGGGAGGGATCCCGGACACTTCACGGATCTCGTCCGCGAAGGATACCGGAAGGATGGGCTTGACCCGGCGCCCGGCGCGGTTCGGCCGGGCGGCCCGGGGCCTGTACAGGCTGGCGATGCATTCGTCCAGGGAACCAAGGTCTTCGGTCCGGAAGAAGTCGTTCAGGGACATGGCGGCGCTCCGGAATTCACCGAAGGTCAGATCCTGGCACAAGGCCGCCGGACCGGTCAGGGTACGAGCCTTCACCCTGACCGTCGGCAGCGGGTTCCAGACGGAGCCGAAAGAGAGTTGCGGGATGCCGGACCGTTCGTCTTGCCCCGTGAAGATGAAATCCAGGTACTTGACCATCTGAGTGACGTTCTCCACGATTGCGGAATTACGGGCGGCGTCCGCGGAAACGGACTTGAACCCCAGGAAGTGGTAAAGGACCTTGATCTGGAGCTGCAGGGGCGTGAGTTTCCCGTTCGCAAGGTCCTCGAACAGCCGGAAGACAAACTGAACCTGGGAGGCAGTCATTTCCTCCCAATTTTCCGGAATCTCGACCGCGAAGCGATGTCTACCGTTCTGGTCCGTGAATTCAAATTTGGTCATACGGTAAAGTACTTGTTTTTCGGGTCATTCTTCGGAATCAGGGGGAAACCCTCGTAAGGGTTGCCGGACAGCTCAGTCAGGAGATCCGCCTGCGCGTCCGCGATTTCATCTTCCAGCTTGGAGATGGTCCATTCGATTTCCTCCGTAGTGGCGGCCCGGTTCTCCCGGTTCCCCTGATAGGACGGTGCGAACTGCCGGGCCACCTCCGTCGGGAAAACGGCGATGGACCAGCGCTTCAGGGCGGCAACGAGCGCCTTCAGTACGATGTACTTGCGGGCTGTCGCGGCAAGGGATCCGTCGCTGTTCTCCTGGATCCGCGCAAAACCGTCCGGTCCCACGAGTGCGGAAAGCACCTTCTGCTTTTCCAGCAGCAGGGGGAGGAGCGTGAAATAGGTGTACTGGCTGTTGTTGACAGGATACACATCTTCCATCTGGGCGAGGCTGCCCACCAGGCAGGAACGGGAGCGCCTGAAAGCGGGTGAATCCGTCCATTCCTGGAAGTCCCCGTCGGAAAGGTAGGAAAACAGTGCGTCCATGAAGCGGTGATAACGCTCCCGCATCTCCCGGTCGTCACGGTCGATCATCCACTCGAAGGGGATCTTTTCGTTGTCACCCACGACCATCCGGCGGCCGGTCTTCCCATGGGAGACAATCGTGGACTTGGAATAGTTCGCGATGGCAAGGAGAGCGATGGGGCGGCGGACCATATCCAGGTATTCCGAATCCTGCTCTGAAGGTACGTTCATCGCGTAGAGTTCGGACGCCCTCTGTACGACGGCGGGGCCGACAATGCCGGTAAGTTGCCTGGTAGCCGCATCCACGTCCGCTGCAATGGCCTTGTAGGGAGTACCCGCATCGAAGATGCCGGAAAGATCATGCAGCTCCTCGCTGCCATGGCCGTTTTTGTTGAAAAGCATAGCCTACTGGTTTTTAATGCGGTCGGAGGAGGAAATGGACTCCTCCGTCTTCACGCTCTGATGGTAGAATCCCAGCCGGATCCTTTTTTCGGGGAAATTGAAGCGGATGGCCTCATTGATGGAGGATGTCAGGAGCATCGTCGGAATGGCCGTGTCGGAATTCAGATACAGCTTGAAGGCATACAGCATTTCGGAACCGGATGCCAGCTTACCGTTCACCATGATGTTCGACAGGGAGGGATGAAGCCCCATGCCGGACGTGATGGCGGAAACGGAAGCTTCGGCAATCTTCAGCTGAGACTCGACGAAATCCTTTATCTTCTGGTCAATGGCCTCGATCTTCCAGGGGTGCACGTTACCTGTTTCATCAACGCAATCGATGGAGTGGAACATCTTGCCGGCATTCTCCTTTCCGGTAAGCACCTGCGTCATGGAATCCAGCAGCTTCGTCGTGATCTTCATGATTTCGGCTTCGATCTGCGCGTCCGTCCACTCCGGATTGGCCAGGTGGAGCACATTCCGCCGATAGTCCCAATAGGATTGAGACGAATGGACATGGTAGGCCAGGTTGATGCCGTTGTCGGTCACATATTTGAAGATGGTAGGGATTTCGGAACCACGGATAATCCAGCGCATTGCTCCCCAGAACTGGGGGAGTGCGTAGAAATCGCGTCCGAACGTCCCGATCCGCTTGTAGGACGCGGCGACGGGGTAACGCCCGGGCGCGGATTCGTCGAAGACGGGGTATTCTCTGGTACCGGTGTTGATGCAGCCGTGTTCCATGTCGCCCACGATGATATGCTTGCAGTCGCGGATCTGGTTGGAGTTATTCTCCGGCCATTCCAGGCGGGCATTCTTCACGGGGATGTGTTCGATCAGGGCAATGCGCTTCTGCCTTCCGATCCTCCCTCCCTTGGCCAGATGCTTGGCGTCGAAGAAACCGCCCGTGGAAAGGAAGTCCTCCATGATCCCGAGCAGATATTCTTCGTATCTCCAGCTTTCCAGCCAGGTACGCACCTCCGGATCATCCGTCCATCTCTGGGCGATCTGGCCGCCTTCATCATAGTGCATCGTGTACAACTGCGGTCCCTGGCCCCAAAGCAGCCCCTTCTGGCGGGCGAGGATCCCCGGGGCAAGGTTGTTTCCGCCGATGGTGTCCCGGATGAAGACAGGGATGTTGTTGTTCCAACCATACGGGACGATCTTGTAATCCCCGACGGTCGCCGGCATGACTTCCCAGTCCTTCGCATCGGTCCGGAAGATAGTTTGCCCGAAGCTGCCGCGGATGGATCCGTCCATCGCATTGGAAAGGATATAGACCCGCCCGTCATCCAGGTGTAGGGCGGCGGTATGGTCGGATATCTTCTTGATCTGTGTCATTGCAGGGTCACTTTTTCGCCGTTGAAGGTCATCAGGAGCGGCTGGTAGAAACGCCGCGTCTGCATGGTATCCAGGTTCATGTACCGTTCGATGATGTCCGCATCCTTGTACTTATCTCCCAGTTCGCGGGAAAGCAGGCGCCCGTGAAGCACTTCCACGACGCCATCGCTGGAACTCCGCGTCCGGTCGCAGCTCATGAAGGTGAAACTGAAGGGGACGCCCTTCTCCGAAAGGCGCCGCATCTCGTGTATTGCACTCCAGATGTCCATCTTGTTGACGCAAAATTAGGCATTCGGCGGCCGGGAGAAAGGACGGGCGGTCCGGGAGGGCCGTCCGGGAGCCCTGGAATGACCCTTCGGGCGATCATGGTGCCGGAACGGGCGATTCTGACGGGATTTCCCGTGCACGTTTTTCGCAAGTCATTGAGTGCCAGCAGGAAGGCGCCGGAGGCTTGGAAAATCGCCTTTTTGGGGTCTTTCGAGAGCGCGGCCCGCCCAGAAATCAGTTTGCAATCGCAAACCGGCCGGAAAGGTGATTTATGGCAGGAGGGTCAGCGGTGGGTGATGTCCAGGTTGCCCGGAATCGCTGTGGGAGCGCCCTTTGCGAGCGCGCGCCAGTCCGGGGTCATCAGGAGGTACTTGAGGGAGTCTGAGGCGTTCGTGGATTCATACGGAAGGCGCGATGTCTCCAGTTTTTCGGTCGATTTGTTCTTGTAAACCACGCCGTTCCTGACGGTGGTGCGGGCGCGTTCGAGGGAATCCTTCAGGCGGGCGCACGCCTTTGAATCGATACGGAGCACCGGAAGACGGCCGTTGTCCTCGCTCATGAAGATCTGCATGAAGTGGTACTCCTCGCTCTGGTGGATATCCCCCTGTCCCTTGCTCATCAGGTGCACGGTCCAGCCCGTCGGCCGTCCGTTCTCATCCCGTTCTATAGCGCTCTTGAGCTCATCCACCTGGGCGCGGCCGACACTCCTCCAGTTGTTGCCGGAGCGGTCATAGAAAAGGTACACGATACGGCTCTTCATCGGGGCGAAGTATTGCCTGAACTTCGCGCCCAGTTCGGCGATGTAAGCCGGTGCCAGGGTATAGAGGAACTTGATGACGCGGATTACCTGCCGGGACGTGCCCGGATGCGTCTGCAGCTGGGCGCAGCTCATGGAATTCATCTTGCCGAAATCAACCCCCAGCCGGAGCGGAAGGTTCGGGTTGCAGTGCTTGAGCACCAGGCACGTCTCCTGTTCCCTCAGACCGACCTTCTCGTATTCCTTCTCGTCGATGCTGTCATCGTAGAAGTGGCGGGCGGACAGGTTCGCATAGAAACGGTCTCCGCTTTCCAGGGAGGACCGCATCGACAGGACTGCCGTCCGGATGTCCGGGAGCCCGGAGGAGAGCGCATCCGCGAACCAGTCTGTACCGAGGATATCCACATTCATGTAAGAGGACGCCCTGAAGTAGAACGTGGCCGCCGCCGGGCGGAGACGCGTCCGGATCCAGCGCTCCCTCCAGCGGGACGCGGTTTTCAGCTTGGCCTGGTACTTCATCAGGTCCGCCTGGCTTTGGGTCCGGATCCATTCGTCCTTCGCTGCCACTGCTTCATGCAGCGCCTCGTTGTACACCAGTCCGGCGCGGATCACCAGCAGCACGGCTGCCTTGTCCACGTTGGCGGACTGCTTCCTCATCCAGTCGTATTCGCCCACGTGCGACGGGTCCGCGACGTCCGATGTGAATAGCTGCCCGCGGTACCATGGGCTCGACTTGTACTGCGGATATCCGCGCACGGCTTTCAGGAGATTTGCGACCTGTTCCGGTTTCAGGTACTTCGCCTCGTCGCCGATCACGAAGACGTAGGAACGGCCGGCCAGGGTGGACGGGCGGTCCAGGGAGCCGAAAGTGATGTTCAGTCCTGTGAAGAAGACGATCATCCGCTTGTACGAAACGATGTGGTTGGCCGGTTTCCAGAAATGCGGCCGCAGCCAGTCCGGGAGCGCTTCCTTTTCCTTCTCCGTGAACTCCGGAACCGATTTCTCCACCACGTAATGGACGCCTTCCTTGAGCCCCTTCCTTTCCAGGCCCTCGAAAACCGATGGAAGGATGTTCGCCGTGAGGTCTGAAAAAGTGTTCGCGATCCACGCGATGGGAGCCCCCGGGAGGTCATATATCAAATCCAGGAGCCGGTCGCAGATGATCTCCGTGGTTTTAGCGCTGCCTCGCCCCAGCTCCAGGTACGTCTTGCGGGCCCCAACCAGGGAGATGACCTGCGTGAGCTTGTTCTGGTACTGGACGCTTGCCGCCTGCGTGCTGCCCGCCTTAATCTTCTTTCTCGACGGCATGGTTCAGGAGTTTAACGATGTCAAAATCTCTCACGCCGGCCTCCATCCTGAGAATGTCCTTTTCGCTGTCAGGGACATCGGAAAGGCTGTCAATCTGTTCGGCGATGACGTCCCGGTTGGCCGCCGGAAGGCCGATGCTTCCGGGATCGATCGAAGAGAGCTTGTACGGACGCTGGTACATCTTCGGATCGACCGCTTCGATTTCCGGCTTGTCCAGCTGCAGGAGTTTCGCCTTTTTGTCCAGGATCGCCGCCGCCATTGCGAGTTCCTGAGGCGTCTTCGCCGTGGCCAGGATGGCGTGATAGAGTGTATCGTAACTCTCTGCGATGTGGTAACGCATGGCCTCCTTCGATGTCCGGCGGCCCGCGTTGAACAATTCGACGGCCTCGCAAAGCATATCCTTCGCCCGGGCGTAGTTGACGGAGAAAGGAGGTTTGGTCAGCAGCTTGACCGTCTTCCGGTCCCCGAACCGGACCGACAGGGAATACACCATCTGGAGGGCCTGGATGTAGAGCTGTTCATCGTTCGAGAAATGTTCGGAGACGCCCTTTTCGATGAGTTCCTGGACGTGCTCGTAGATGATGGAGTCTTCGGATCCGCCGAAGAGGTCCAGTTTGGTCAGCTTGAAGGAACGTTCGCGTACAAGGTCGCTGAACTGTTTGATGGCCGTGCTGTTCCCGGATTTCGCATCGGAAAGCAGCCGGGACTCCATTTCGTAAGCGGCGCGGAGCTCACCCTGTAACAGGCAGGCGCGGACTTCACTGTTCGGATTCCTCAGTTCCTCCTCCAGGTCCGATTGCTTCCAGCCGAAGAAGGAGGCTATCTGATCGGTTCCCCATCTCAACTCGGCCAGCTTCAGCATGTCGGTCTTTTCGGAGTCGGAGAGGACGATCCTCGGTGAGGCACTGTTTGAAGAATTCGTAGATTTCGGCATTGTTGCAGATGGTGTATTGTTCATTGATGGCGTTTTCCGAAAAGTTTCCGCTGCCGGTGATGACGAACCGGTCCGGACCGATAGCAAGCAGCGTCACCTTGGAGTGGTTGAATCCGATTCCGATGTCCAGGCGTCCCGGCCGGGCGGCCTTTGCCGAAAGCAGCATGTCCCATCTCTTTGACTTCAGCTTGGTAAAATAGTCGCTGACGTACATGTAAGTCCTGCCAATCTTTCCGGCATCCATCCATTTCAGGAGTGTCTGGACGCAGATATCGGAGATGGAATAGGTCGAAAGCAGCAGTTCGTCCGCGGTGCCGCGTTCCTGGATCAGCCACATGATCATGCTCATGGTGTTGAACTGCCCCGTGGTCCAAATGAAAACCACATCTCCGGGACCCGGAGGCGCATTCAGCTGTTCTTTGACGACGGCGACCTTTGCGGTGTGCATGGATTCGAAGCGTTGGAGCTTCGCGGCCGTGACCCCTTCTTTCCTTATTCCGGGGGCGTGGGTATCGTTCCTGTCCAGGGAGAAAAGCGCCATTGCTTCTATTTCTTCTCCAGATCGGTGATCATCCCTTCCACGACGGCGAGCCGGTCCCGCTTGACCTTGATCCGATGCTTACGGTCTCCCGTCAAGTGCGGTTTGTCGCCTTTCCGGATTTCGGACTCCGCCCGCCAGATGGATTGCCGGAGCCGGCGCTGCTCGTTCATGAGCGAGACGGGTCCCATCTTCCGGTACGAATCGTATTTCCTGGATTCCTGAAAAATCGGGTGCTTTCCAAGCACCGTCCCGTGTTCCTTGTAGTACAGGAATTCGGAAGTGATGCGCCGATTTTCTGTAAAATTTTCCAGCAGGAAATTTGCAATCTCAAAGCACTCTTCCGGTGTCACGCAGTCGAAGAGTTTACCGTGCGCATGGATGGCATTGTGGTAGGCGGTGATTTTGTCGTTCGCAAGGATCTTCAGCTCCACCGGGCATTCCGGTTCTCCAAGGAAAGGCCATTCATCCCGGAACCGGCGTCCACCGCCGGCCGGGGCGTTCAGCGGCGCGTCCATCCCGGCGTCGGCGAAGGGAGTGAGGACCGCCACGAGATGCTTCCCGAAAAGGAGCGGATTCGCACGGACAATCCTCTCCAGGTGCGGGTTCGGCGCGTAAAGGGAGAGAAGCCGGAGCCCTTCTGGGGTTCCGGCTCCTGACCTTAACCATCTGGAGACGTCGTTCATCCTTTCAGGTATTCGTCCACGATGGGCACGATTCCGTTCCAGCCTTGCGGGCTTGTGCAGATGTAGTGCTTCCTGATCAACCCTTCGATGACCTTATGCCGGCAAGGGGATGCAGAGATGACCTGCAGCATGACATTCCCGAAATGGTGCGAGGCTTCCAGGGGCCTCGGAGCCTGGATCATGGCCTTGAAGAACTCCTCCGGGATGAAGTCCTTTTCATCCTGGATCCCTTCCAGGTAATCGGCGATGTCCTTCTTTTTCAGGGCGACGGGAAGCCGGTTATCGTACACCTGTTCTCCGCGCACGTTCACATACACGAAAGGCAGGGATAGCTCTGTAATCGTTTTCGGAACCGTCGGGAAGGTGTTCGCCTGGACGAGGATGAATTCTTCCTCTATGGAAGTGTCGGCCAGGATGCCGGCAAGCACGTCCATGACGCTGTATCCGGGCTTTACGGAGACGATCTTGAAGCCGGAACTGAAGCCGTTCCGGAAGTTTTTCTCCCAGAGCTGCTTCATCCGGTCTTCGCTGCCTTCAAAGGCGAGGACGACGACCACGGCCGTGGAATAGGTCTTTTCGTCGGCCATATTATTCACCCTCCAGAGATGCGTCGGCTGCTACGTCGGGAATGGTCCCGCCGTAGACGCGCGGAACGAAGGCGTCGCCCATTTCCTGCTCGAAGGTAAGGTGCGTCTTCACGGCCTCGTTGGAGTCAGTGGGCTCCGCAGTCAGGTACATCGGATTGCACTTCCGCCCGTAGATCTTGGTGGGGCCCTCGCAGCTCTCCACGATGATGATGACGCCCTTGTTGGCGTGATCCTCGATGAAGTCGTTCAGGGGGACGGAATCGCCGGGGTAGTCGAACTCGACCTTATCCTTGAACGTCTTCGCGTCAATGTCGCCTTCATTCGTGTACCCGGCGTTGATGGAGGCGCGGGCGACCTGGATCGCAACGCCTTTGGCACCGGTGGTGAGCGTGAGGTTTCCGGACGTGGAAGTCGATCCGTGTTCACGGGTGACGTCGGTCGCCACGTCATCAGCGTCGAAGATGCTGATCCGGTCCTTCTTCGGGACGGGGGCGGCGCCGCCGGGGAGTTTGGGGATGGATGCTTTTACGTAAGTCATGGTAATGTCTTTCTGTTAACCGGGCCCGGGGATGTCCCCGGGCTCGGTAGTTACACATCAGATGCCTTCTCCGCTGCCGGAACCACTGCCGGAGCCGGAACCGCTGCCGGAACCTTCGTCGGTACCGCCGTTCACCCAGGCGTCGGACGCTTCGAGCGGATTGCTCGCGATGACGGCCTGCGGGTCGTATCCGTCAGGAACGGCCGCATAGACGGCCTCGGCGATCAGGAAGCCCACGGAGAGGGAGTACTCGCCGAAGATCTTCACGTCGTAGTCCTGGGCCTGGATCATGTTGATGCAGTTCTCCGCCTTGGCGTAGTCCACCAGCATGACGAGGTTGTCAGCCGGGGTGGCAAAGAGGATCTTGGAGTTGTACATCGACTCGAGAGCCGCGAGTTTGAAATGCGTGAAGCGGATCTCGCCGTCGGTCATGTCGTTGGTGTACTTGCCGTTCACCGCGAAGTCGGCGCGACGGTAGGCGGTCAGGAATTCCGGGGAACAGTAAACCGTGAAGATCCGGGCGAAGAGCGGGGAGATGGCGTCCACGAACGCGTCCACGTAGGCCAGGAGCTCCGCTGCGGTCATGGTCGTGTAGTCTGCGGCGTTCTTGAAGAAGTTGAACTTGCACTTGCTGTCGGACTTGCCGTTCACGAGGATCGTCTCGATGCCGTCCATCGAATCCTTCGCGGCGAAGCCGGCGTCCCCGTTCTCGACGGTGCCGTCGTCGTGATCCTTGAACTCGCCCTTCGCGATCATCGACAGGACGATGTCGTCCGTCACCTTCGGGAGGATGTGCTGCTCGATGATGTACTTGATGATCGGCATCTCCATCTGGGTCTTGCCCTGCTCGTACAGGTAGGAGAGCCAGCTCTTGAGGATGTCGGTCGCATTGAGGAGCACGTTGATCTTGTGGCGGCGGTACTTGACCACGACGGGCGTGAACTTCGCGGAGCCCTTCGGCGTCCACTTGGGCGTGAACTGCTGGGAGACTTCCGACATGATGGCGGCGGAAGCCTTGTAGTCCGTGTTGGAGGTGATGCGGCGGAAGTGCTTCGCGTCGGCGAAGCCGTTGTAAATCCGCTTGGAGAGGACCTCGATGCGGGTGGACGGCGGCATGACGGCGCCGAATTCCTCATTGAGGTCGCCGGTGTTCAGCGAAACGGCGGATTCTCCCTGGACGGCCGCGAAGCCGGCGGAGGACGCCAGGGCCTGGGCGGCGAGGATGTTGTGCTTCGCGCCGGCGTTCAGCTTGAACGTGACGGCGTTACTGTTGGCCGGTGCAACGGCACGCGGCGCAGGGGTGGACTCCGGTTCGGCGGCGAGGGTGTTCACCGTCACCTGAAGGCTCGACTTCTCGGTCTGGAGCGTCGCGATGGTCTGGTCCTTCTCACGGGCGGCGTTCACCATCGATTCGAAGATGGAGGTTCCATCCTCGTCGGCGGCCGATGCCTCGAAGGCGGCGAGGAAATCCGCGCCGTAGATGTTCTCAATCTTCGCGCGGTCCTCCTGGGAGAGCTCGTACCGGCCGTCCTTGACGGTCAGTTCCTTGCGCCCCAGTACACCGGCAATGATGCCGGCGATGCTTTTGTTCTTGAACTTGGGCATGGATGGTTGTTTTTATGTTTGTAATTAGGCTCGATTTCTGTCAATAACGTCCGGAACGGATGCACACGATGTCCACGCAGGCCTCCAGGTCTCCGACGGTGTCGGCCATCTTCAGATCGACGGCCTTTTCAGCCGTAAACATGGCGCCGGTCAGGGCACCGGGCGTTTCCGGATCCAGCTTGGGACGTCCGTCCTGGACGGCGGCCCGGAAAGCCAGCGCGATTTCTGACAGCTCTTTCTCCAACTTGGAGAAATCGCCTTCCAGGGCGTCGCGGTAGGACCGGTTCTTATCCTCCGATTCCGGCGCGTAGATTTCCAGGCGGCGCTCCCCGGTGGCCTTGTTTTCCCGGTCGTCTATGATTGTTGCATAGACGCCGACGGAGCCGACCTCGGAGAGTTCATTGTCCATGACGATCAGGTCCGTCTGGGCGGCGATCCAATAAGCTGCCGATGCTGCCAGGTCGCAATGCGAGATGATGGGCTTGCCGGCATCCTGGATCCGGCGGATGGACTGGATGAGCGGCATGACTGCATTGACGGAACCGCCCGGCGAATCGAAGTCCAGGATGAATCCGATGACGTTCCCGTCGTCCCGGAACTGATCCAGCACGTCTGCAACTTCCATCGTGGACGTCCCGAAGCAGTTGTCATATTTAGTGAGGGCGCCCTGGACGGGCACGATCAGGACGTAAGGCTGCGAAAGCACTGCGTCCTGATCGCTGTCAATGGATACGACGGAGCCGTCCTGGGCCTTGAAGGAGAGCCGGAGCGGCTCGTCGTAAGTTCCATGGACGGGTTCGCGGCTGAGGAATGACCGGGCGGCCGGGAGGAGTTTCCTCGCTGCCGCACCGGTCAGAAGCCATTTGCCACGGATGATGTCCAGCGCAAGTACGCGGTTGTTTGTGTATCTGGCCATTCCAATACCAACTTTGTTGCAAAGGTATGGAAACGGCGTCCGCCTGAAAGGACAGTACCTATACCGGCCTTTTATACGTGCAGGAAAGGGTCCTGGACTCATTGTCCGTCACCTGGAAACGGACGGGAAGGTCCGCGCTGCCGAAAGTGAGCGTTCCTGCCGTTCCGTCTTTGTCGTACACGACGGAGACGGATGTCATGTCCATCGTGAGCTGTTCCGGCCGGGTGTCATTCCACCTGAGCTTGGTCGAAAGGGTGATTTCTTCGGTGAGCCCGTCCTGGTCCACCTTCCTGGAGAGGAGCCCGGATGCGGGGATGATGGGAACGGTGTAGGATTCAGCCGTCCCGTCTCCTTTAGGTATGGTTGCCGTGATGGATCTGATGATGTACTTCATATCTTTGGTTGTAAAAGGGTGTCATCCGCTTCGCTGAAGAAATATCTGGCCTTGCGGGTAAGCTGCCGGACCTTCATTTCCATCAGTTTCATCTCATTACGATAAACGCGCTTGTGGAGCGTGTCGAAAGGTTCGCCGGTAACAAGGTTCCTGGAAATGACGTAGGCTTCGACGGTCTCCTTCTTCTCGTAGCCGTATTGCATCCCCTTCAGGAAATACCTGTAGAAGTCCAGTTCGAAGCAGGATTCCAGGATGGTCCAGATCAGGCGCATGTCCTGTTCCCTGAAGACGACCCAGCCGTCCCTGGAAAACAGCTCCTCCGTGGGAAGAAGCACGCGACACAGCTCCATGCCGGACTTCGGCTCCAGGCCGACGCGGGTGTCCGCGTCCCTGGCATGTGCCCGGATGAATCCGGCAACGATGCCGGTACCGGCGATCCGATGGACGCCGGAATCCTTGTCCCGGGGGAAGAGATATCGGAAGAACTCGTAATCGAGTCCCGATTTGATGTATAATTCGCCTAAGCGGCCAGGCAGCGGATCCATGGAACAAAGATAGCGAAAATGTGCCAAAGTACGGCACAATGAAGGCGCAAATAATCCACCTTGGAAAGGATCCGGAAGCCCGGAATAGCATGTCACACACAAAAACAAGCCCCCCTCCCAAAATACGGGAAAAATGTGTGCAAGTGTGCTGGAGGACTTAATGCATTGTGTGATAGTATGTTAATCAGTTCTAACGATGTGTGCGGGGGTGAAGTGTGCTGTAGAGTGCTGGTTAGTGCTTCAAGTGTGCTTTCGGAATTTCGGATTACTTGAAGTAATTTTCGGAAAATATAGGATTGTATAACAAAATCTTATGAAGGTTATTTGAAGTGAATGATTATTCGTAAATATACATGCAGCACTCTTGCACACTTTTTTCCTATTTTTAAGGGTAGGGTTTTTAAAAACAAAGAGTATATAAGTAAATATATTTATAAATGGCTGATACACCGTAAATTAGTCTCTTTCCGCTCAGCTCCGCCAGCACTCCCGTCCACGTGGTTTTCATAGAAATAATAGGAGGATGCAAGGGGGAAGTGTGCTGAAAGGCAGTTCAGATAGCACAGATCATCTGTACTGTACGAAAAAAGCCCCGGAGATTCCTCCCCGGGGCTGGTGGCCGGTCACTGCCTGCTGGCCTGTGTCAGAATAGCGACGGCTGTTGTATCACCATGTCTCCGATGCGCTCTATACCGAGGCATTCCCGCTCGAATCTTTCGTTCTGCGCATCGAAGTACCTTCTGTCTATTTCGGTCCCGTGGAAGTCGAATCCGAGGCCGTAGGCGGCAATCCTGCTGCTTCCGGAGCCCAGGTGCGTGTCGAGGATCTTCCAGCCGGGCTTTGCGAAGCTGGAAAGCGTCCAGACGTACAGGGCTACGGGTTTCTGGGTTGGATGAATGCGCACTTCGTTGAGCGCCTTGTTCCCCTGCATCACCCTCCCGTCTGAGACGCTCAGGCCCTGGCACATGCCGTTCCACATGTACGGGAACAGCCGGACGGAATCAATGAGGTCCGTCGCCGCGATCTCGCAGTCGGAAAAAGATGATTTGCCGTTGCACTTGTCCCAGACGATACGCCCGGGCGCGAAATGGAAGTCGTAGTAGTTGCATCCCCAGACGATGTAATGACGGGCTACGCGGAGCAGCTCCTTGAAGTACGGGCGTTTCGGTACGTTCCACGCCTTCGACACGCCGTATTCCACGCGGCGGACGTTGGTGGAACTTTCCTTCCTGCCGTAGTAGCCGCGTCTCTCCGGACCTGAGAAATATGGCGGATCCACCACGGCCAGGTCGAAGTACCCGTCCGGGATGTCGCGCATGTACTTCATGCAGTCAATATTGAAAACCCTACTCTCTGCCATTACGACGCAATCTGGTTAAGTTCCCTGGCAATGGCGCTGCACAGTGCGCAGGCCATGTGCGTCTCCACGGCGTTGCCGATGTACTTCTTTTGCTCAGTCTGGGTCCCGACAAGGACGTAGTCGGCGGGGAATCCCATGATCTTTTTCAGTTCCTCGATATTGAGCATCCTCATGCAGATGTCGCAGATGCCGTAGAGTGCCATGAACTGTTTGATTCGGACGGTCATCGGGCTGTCACCGTCATAGATGGCGATGGCCGGGCCCGTCTCCGCCGTGACGATGTACGGCGGCTCCGGAAATGCAATGGGAAGGCCCTTCCTGGCAAAGATGCCGAAGAACCTCTCGCGCGACGTGTAGGCGCCGTAGTCGGCGGCGTTCAGGATCCTGTGGGAAAAACGGTATCCTCTCCTGCAGACGGCGTTCACCCATCGCAGATAGAGCCTTCCGGCATCGCGGCTGACCGGTTTCCCGTCCCCGTCCAGGTCTCCCCACATCATGAACTCCCTTACGTTCTCGATTTGGATATAATCAGGCTTCAGGGCGTCGATGTATCGGTACAGGTGTTCAGCGAGCGTCCGGCTGTCCGCGTCGCGTGGCTGGCCGCCCTTAGCCTTGGAAAAGTTAGTACACTCCAGGCTGGCCCACAGTACCAGGAGAGCGCCGGGGTTCTCTGCCCGCTTCCGGGCCGCGTGCTCCACCAGCGTCGTGAGGTCCAGTGTCCGGATGTCCTCCGTGTAATGCTTCGCCTCAGGATGATTCGCAAGATGGGATGCAATCGCGTGCGGGTCGTGGTTTACGCACGCGATGACGTGGGCGCACTTCTGGCCGTCCAGGGTCGCCGATTCCACCCCGGTCGATGTCCCGCCCGCCCCGCAGAAGAGATCAATGTATAGCAATTTCTTCATTGTTCAGGAAACAGGTTATTGCCAAGGCGATCGAGCGCCGCATCCACTTCCTTCTCCAGCATCCTGGAAGCCATCAGATAGAAGGAATGACGCGTTCTGAAATAATTCTTCTGGTTTTCGCGCATCTGGCGGACCTTTTCGATGAAGGATTTCAAATCTTCAGGAATGTCCATGTTTACAGGTATTTCAAATGTGAGTCTTTGATGTTATCTTTCAGCGTCTGAGCGTAAATGGTCGTTGTCGCGATGCTCTCGTGTCCCAACATGATCCTGACCTCATCAATCGGCATCCCGCGCATCATCGCCTGCGTGGCCATGGTCTTCCGGATGAGGTGGGGATGGACACGGAAACCGAGAGACTTCCCGATATCATGGATCATCTTTGCCGCGACACCCGGCTCCAGACGCCCTTTGTCAGGATCGTACACTTTGCCTTGACGGGCCATCAGGACATGGAGCTGCGCCTTCCCGCTCCATGGGGATTCCGTTTCATAACCGAACAGCGCCGGAGATTTATCCGTGCGCACTTTCTCGTATTCGAGATACGCATATTTTGCGCGCTGCGTAATGTAGACGGTCCGGTACTTCTTTCCCTTCCCGAGCACCTGGACCTCAAGCTTCTCCCAATCGACATCCGCCCGATCAAGGGCACACAGTTCAGAAATCCGGCATCCAGTCGAGTAGAGCATCTCGATGAAGGCCTTGTTGCGCTTCGTCCCGGCGGCGCTCCGGACCATTTCCATTTGCTCCAGGGTGAGCGCCTCTTCCGGACGGTACCGGACCTTCGTCCTCTCGACTTTGTCCATCGGATTCGGAGTAATATATCCGTTTTTTTCGCACCAGGTGAAGAAACTGGAAAGGGTGCGCTGGTTGAGGGCGATATAGGCGCTCGACTTGCCGTTAATCTTCAGCCAGGCAAGCAGTGCCCGGATGTCATCCGAAGTGATCTCCTTCAGGTGTTTCTGGATCTTGTTCAGGCAGAAAGAAAGAGCCCGCCGATACGTGACCATCGTCTGCTCAGTACAACCCTGGACAGCCTTTGAGATAAAGTATTTCTTGACAAGGTCGGTATCACCGGCATCATAGATGATGACAGCCATCTCTTTCTCCCTGACATCGAAACGGCTCAGGGACAGGTCAACGATAGACGAGACAGACCTGATGATGGAAGGATCAATACCATTGTCGTATAAATGGACTCTGATATCTTCGATCAGTTGCTCGGCGGGTGTATTCATAGCTGGAATTTCCTGAAGTCCCTCCTGTCGCGGCTCGTCCTGATCGACGGATAGTCAAAGCCGTTGGCCAGTGTCTCGTTGATTATGTAACCATAGATCAATTCATCCGGCTCCTTGAGCGAATCATGCCGGATGACCTCTCCGATGCATCCATGGACTGTGAGGTTGATCGCCGCCATCTTGCAGCACATCCCGTCGATATCCTCACCGATCAGGTACGGCTGCGGGTCCCCTGCACGGAAAGCTTGCTCCTGTGCAGACAGCAGCATCCGGGCGGAGCCGCAGGCGCAATCGTTGATGACCCGCCTTCCGCAACTTTCACGGCTGCCCGACGCTGTAATCCGCGCCGCCAAGTCCGACATCCCTGCAGGAGTGAAGAACTGTCCCCTGAAAGACTTGTATTTTCCGGCGAGCTCCATGTACATGTCCCCCCAGGCGTCTATCCAGAACCTGTCGGCCATCTCTTCCTGGACATAGGAAAAATAACTCGTCGTAAAGTCCGCGAATGCCATATTATCTTCCTCCCCGTAGTCCCAAGGCGTCGCCTCCTGGTCGATGCTCAGTAACCAGAGAATATACGTCAAAGCATCGCCGAAAACCTTGATCGGATCTTGGTTCGTTTTCTGCACAAGGTCGAGAAATGCTTTATAGAATTCTTTGTCGCTCATTGTTTTATCAGTGATATCCATGTGTCATCATCAAAGAAAAACCATTTCCATCCGGAACAAGATTTACGTTTTCGATTGCAGCAATGGCTGATGTTCCGACGGATCAGGCCCGTTGCCTTTGCTGCCGCTGTCGCGCTTTCAAACCAGAAATGTCGCCCGTCCTGCCGGATGCCGATCACTGCCTTCTTGTTCCATCCCGCACACGGTGTTATATGATGTGTACGAAGGTTCTCCCAGCCCCGCTTGCATCTTTCCTGCATGGCCGGATCCATGTATTCGTCCCATTTCAGTCCGGCGTTGAAAGGAACACCTCCTTTCAAGAATCGGCCGTTCAGCGCATTATGCCTCATTCCCCGCGACCTCCTCGCGCTGGATCTCGATGGAACCGTCCGCCGGGAACCGGATGGTGAACTGGATCTTGCCTTCCCGGTACAGAAGGCACAGGAGGCCGATGACGAACTCGACCGATTCCGGGCGGACGCGCATCCGCTTCCATTTGTACAAGGGGAAGTTCTTCAGGAACCATTCCATGTATTTCTCCTGGTACATCCCGATGTGCTCGGAATAGTGCGCCCGGAAGACGGATTCCTGGAAGTCGTCCCGGATCAGGTAGTCTTCGAATTTACTTTTCATTTTTTCCATGGTTGCGTGGTTTCATCGTTCTCGAACTGGATGGCCAGCTCCGGAAGGGTAGGGGAGCCGTCGCCGAAGAAGTGGGTTTCGTAGTAGTCGGATGCGCCGACGGTGTAGAACTCCTTGCCGTTGGATTTGTCTGTTTTGACCGGCTTTCCGTCCTTGTCGTAGGTGTTCCAGGTTTTGGTCTTCGGGTTGTACAGGTGCGGGTTCAGGAAGTATTTCTTCAGGCGGACATAATAGCCAAGCCGCATGGAGAAACCCTTGGGGGAGTAGGGTACCTTCGCGCCCCGCGTGGACTGGACGTGCTCGGTGAAGGCATGGAACATGTCCTGCCTGAGGATCCGGACATTCAGGTGGTCACCTCCCACTTCGAAGTATTCGTCGGCCCAGGTCATGAAGTCCTCGCCGATCTGCTGGATCAGGCGCCGGTCTTCCAGTCGGCTGTCCGGAGCCGGGACATAGCCGAAACGGAAATAGATCTGGATGCACTGGGCGATCAGGTTCCAAAACAGCTCCCATTGATCCGCGTCCCATTCCTCGAAGAAAAGCGCCCCGAAGTCCTGGACGGGTTGATGGTCCTCGCTGTAGAAGTCGCTGAAGGCGAGCGGCCATTGACGGGCCCTGTAGGAGGATCCGTCTCCGGAGACGGAATAGTTGCTTGACAGGTAAATTTTCGGCGCCTTGGAGAACGGGACGGTGTAGGCGGCCTGCCCCTTGGGGTTGACCGGCCAGTCTGAAGTGATGAGGGAAAACAGGGAATCGAAGTCGAAATCCTTCATCAGGTCGTCGCCGATGACGACGCGGGACCGCTCGTCCAGCCCCTCCCAGATGAACTGCCGGTTGTTGTTGCTCGTGCCCAGAGCCTTCCCGTCCAGGACTTTCGCCCGGGGGAATATCTGCCGGAGGGCAAGGCCCACCAGGCTCTTTCCCGTGCGGCCGTTCGCCTCGTCGAAGTCCTGCAGCTTCCCGTCCATGGCGATGACCGCCTTCGCCTGGCCCATGTCCTTGTAGGTCCCGGCCAGGTAACCGATGGCGGCAAGCTTGCTTACCAGGTGCTGCGCGTTGCCGGCGACGTCGTCGTCCGTCAGTTCCTTCACTTTCTTCCGCCAGGTGAAGTTGGATGCATTCTGCAGGAAGCGGAGGAAGTGGCACCGGCTGCCAGTCTCCGTGATCCGGACGGTGTAGTCCTCGTTGGGCAGCTGCCCGATCTCGACGAGCGGCGGAAGCAACTTTATCCCGGAAAACTCATGCACGGAGTCCTGCCAGATGTTGAACTTGATCTCGGTCAGCGGCACCTCCTTGATGCTGCCCTCGGTGATCTTCCAGGCCGTGTCCTTGAAAAAGATGTAATCAAGTCCTCTCGAAGCCTCGAAGAACACGCCATGGAAAGGCTCCAGCTGTTCAAGCTGGTAAGGCCCCACGTACTGGGTACCGCCGCGCAGCAACAGCTCCCGGACATCCTTCGTGAGATAGGCCTTGGTGAACTCATGGATGAAGTTGGATACCTTCCGGGGCGTCACGGCCCTGACGATGCCGTTCTCGACACGAATCAGGAAATAGTTGTCGTCACCGCGCTCATACACGTGGAAGCCCCGGCGCTCCAGGAAGGTCATGGCGTTAGTGTAAACGAATTTCAGGGGCTCGCCCCGGCGGGTCTCGTCCTTCTCCCAGAACTGTTCGTCCATCTCGACCGGACTGGCCGACACAAGTTCATCCTTCTCGTTGAACTTGTACTTCCAGCCCATGCATATGAATTCCCGCAGGACCTTCAGCTGGTCCTTGTAGTGCTCGCAGAACACCTGGGCGCTCGTGAGGAAGAACTGTTCCTTGATCTTCGTCGTGGACGTCTCCGTGATGTTGTACAGCTGGACATAGCTCCCAGTGAGGAGATTCGTGTTCAGGGCCGTCCGGATGTCCTCGGCCAGCCTATCTTCCTGCCCCCGGAGCGTGTTGGTCAGCAGGTCGTCGATGCCCTTATCCCCCATGTCGTTCTTGATGACATGGCCGTAGTATACTTCCACATAGATCTGCTGGTTCACCAGTTCGTTCATGTAGGCCTTGTACTTGCACACGGCCGAAAAGAAAGCTGACGGCCGCTGGTTCACCGGCTTCGTCTCCGAAAGGTTCCTTGAGAGGTCGTGCAGGTCGGAGTCCATCAAGAACACCACTTTCCTCACCTGGCAGTCCCGGATCAGCTTGATCAGGTCCTGCGGAAGCCGCTTGTCCGGCCCTCCGAGGTTCTGGATGCCGGAGATGGCCACGGACGGGATGCCGTGCTTGCAGGCCTTCTCTGCCTTCTTCTCGCCCTCCTGGATATAGAGCGTATCGATGGGATTCTTTTCCTTGTATTGCCGGCGGATGGCCTCCGGATAGTAGATGAAGGTCGGGGACCCCTTGGGCGACCGGTACTTGACCGGCGTTCCGGAGAGGTCCTTGTGCGCGTCGGGGAACTCGTACCGGATGCGGTAGTACTGCCGTTCGATGGGCTTTCGGCCCTTGGGCGTGTAGGTGTACATGCAGGGATTGCCGTCCAGGTCGTAGTAGTAGATGATGACATCGTTACCGGAACGGTCGATCTCATAACGCTCGTTGATGGTTCCCTTCTGGAAGGTCGGCGTGTCCCGGCTGTCGGAATCGCCCAACTGCAGGCGTACATGGGCGGTGACATCTTCCCGGGTGAGTCCGGAGCCCTCCAGCATCCGGGCGAAGAAGGAACCCGCCGCGGGGTCGATATCGGGAGCATCCGCCGGCGCGGACGGCTTTCCTTTCCGCTCCCGCCTCTGCGGCTCCTCGTATTCCGGCGCGATTCCGTAATGGTGGCAAACGTTCTCCACCGCCTCCTGGAGGCTGAGCCCGGAGCCCGGTCCCATCAGGAAATTGATGGCGTTCTTCCCGCCCACCTCGTTGCAGGAGAAGCATTTGTATACCATCTTCTTCGGACTCACCGTCAGCGAACCGGCCTGGCAGTGCGGGCAGACGAACTTCGTCTCCCCGCGGCCATATTCCTTCGGTTCGCCGGCGACCTCCCGGATGACGTCCAGAAGCAATTTATCGTCAGAGTTGACCCTGTCGTATATCCTGTCCAGGAATTCTTTTTTCAGAAAAGCCATAATCTTGCAGGTTTTGAGGGGTTAGGCCTGGAAGACGGGGATGAAGTAGGATGACTGGAGGTCCTGGACGTGTCCGTAGGCCTCCCAGAGCATGTCGGTGATTTCGCTGGCCAGGTTGTGGAACTTGTCCAGCTGCTCCTTCGACAGGTGCGGCGGTTGGATGACGGTGAGATCGTCGGCGATTTTGGCTGCGGCCCGGATGTGGGCCTGGGCGCGGATGAACTGCTCCAGATGGGTGCAGTCCTGCGGCAGTAAGGTGCCAGCTTTTTCAGTGTTAGGCATTGCTGAAAAAATGGTACAAAAAAGCCCAGGTCCTGCCTAACACATAGCGCCGAGGGGCACATGCTGTCGAGCCTTACGGACACGACGGACCTGAGCAAATCACTGTTGTACCGATATCTGGGGGACAATGCCCCTGCAGACATCTCGCTATGTATTAGGCAAGGGCAAATGTCGTTCAATATTTCCGAAATTCCAAGCATCATCGTGACTTTTTTTGAAGGATTTTCCGTCACTCGCTTAAAGCGAGTGTCTCGCACAGGCTGAGAAGGCGGCCGATGCGTGCCTGTGCGACTGCGATCCCCACGGCCTCGGGCGCGGTGAGGGCCTGCCCGTTCTCGATCAGGTCATCGATGGACTCCAGCTGCGCTTCCAGGGCGCGCTTGATCTCCTCTATTTCTTGGGCATCCAGCGGCCCGAGATACACCGCTCCCATCATTTCCCCCTCCCGAAATAATAGTCGGCCAGCACCGTCTCCAGCATGGGGACGTATCCGACCGGGGAGTTCGTGATCCAGATCTTCCTTTCCAGGGCGGCGGTCAGCTCGAAGTAGTCCGGAGCGGCGTTGTAGATGCCGAGCCTCAGGTTGTCGCGTTCGCGGTCCAGCCTGAGCGGGACGCGGTTGCGGTAGTACGTGTTGAAGTAGATGTCTTCGACGATGTAGGAGGTGCGGTCGCAGCCGTAGCGGTCGTAGATGGCCAGCAGCTTGTCCGCATCGTACCAGACGGGGAGATGGCAGACGAAGTTCAGTACCGGAAGCCCCTCCGATTTGAGGAGGGCCCGCGTCCTCGCCGCATCCCGCTGCCATCCGTTGCTGCTGTTCGGATTCCCCTTGATGTCGTCGGCGATGATCTTGAGGAAGCGCACGTCGGTCATGTCGAAGTCGTTCACGGCATACATGTCGTCGCAGGCGTAGATGAATCCCTTCGCGTCCGGGAAATACGCCAGCACCTTGCGGAACTTGTGCACATGGTCGATGTGCGGACGCCAGTTCCGGTACCCGGTGTCCGGGACCTGGGGGCAGCTGATGAAGACGATATCGTCGCCCGTGTCCACGACCGGATGCCGGTCGCCGACGATGACGATGAGGTAATCCTCCCTGAAGTGCCGGCGCCACCCCGCGACGGCGAACTCCAGCTCCCGGCCCTGGGCCCCTGAGGCCAGGTAAGGGATCACGACCAGTATCCTATCGTCTTTCATCGCGTGCGGGGCTAAAGTTCCGGCCGTCCGGATCAAGGCGTTCCATCTGGCCGAAGGAGTTCACGTGCAGCCCGTCCGGGCGCCAGGTACCGACCAACTCCAGGAGGCCGCGATAATTCGGGCCGATGTGCACTTTCACGTCGACGCCCTTATCCCTGGCCAGCTGCTGGCCTCTCCTGCGGATATCCACCATCTCCGCCTCCCCTTCCTGGAGGACGGTACCGGTGGCTGTGCTGAATCTGTATCTCATCTCTTTGTCGTTTTGGTCAATAAAAAGGGGCCAGCGGTAACCCCTTGTGGATTGCTATGTTTCCTTTCTCCTATATGACTTACTCCGCTGTGAACCGGGCGCCTCGCGGCGCTCTATGCGTTTTCGTGGAATTCCTTCTGAAGGTCGTCCTTCCAGAACGAGAGGCAGAGCTGGCCGTTCACGATTCCGACCTGGCCGCGGTGCCCGAGGAACCCGCATAGCGCGGTGGATGCGGAATCCAGCGCCTTCAGGTCAAGGGCCTGGATGCCTGGGAGGGCGATGATGACGAGCGGGTTGTTTTCCTCGCTGATGATCTTCGGCTCTACTTTTGGCTGATAGGCAAGCGCGGGGGCGATTGCCTCGCGGACCTTTTCGGTGTTGATGTTGACGGTTTCCATTGCAGTCTTATCTTGATTCAATACTTCAGAATTCACGCAGTGCACGGTTTCCGGATCCAGGGCGATATCCTTTTCCGCGCAATGGGAACAAAGGGTCATTTCGTCATCGCTCCACCAACAGTACCCGTATTGGGGATTGTAGCAGGGGTCGTCCTCCGTACAGCCACAGACGCGGCACACGCCCGGGATCCGCTTGGCGAAGTGAAGGCGCCACCAGCGGCTGAACGGGCCGATAGCATGACGCTTCTTTCTATTCTTCATAGCCGCCGCGTTCATAGATTAATGGAACTTTGCCGACCAACTTCTGACCGTCGTAGAACTTCTGGAGGAGATGGTAAATACTTCCTTCGAGGCTGAGTTTATATTCTTCGCCAATCTTGTCAAAGATGCAGAAAGAGGACACTTCAAAGGCATCGTGAATACCATACAGCGCCAGGCTGATGCTGATCAGGGAATTCGTACTGATATTGAACCGGTCCAATA